AGATCGAAAGAGCGCCACACGTCCACACCACAGACGAAGAGCACCAGAAACTTGCAGAGGAGAGGAGTGAGGCAGTTCGCGACACTGCCTACCAAGTTCTAAGCGAATGGAAAGAGGACACTCCGCGTAGCAAGTGGAAAAAGTCCGATTTTCGAAGTGTAAAGAGATGGGTGTTCAAAGCAGTCGATGAGCAGAGTGGAAAGGCGCCGCCAGGAAAATCCAACAGCAACAAGTGTCTTAGTGAAGAAGCCAGGGAGCAATACCGTGGACGCTTCTAAACTTTACAAATTATGGGGAATACCACCGGGCATCTCCGACAACCTCACTGGCAAGATTGATCAACCGCCAGAAACCCTATCTAAGTGCAAGGACTGGTTGCAGAAAGATACAGCCCATTGCATCCTAAGCGGGAGCAACGGCACCGGCAAGACAACCCTGGCATGCCGAATGATGGTGCAGTGGATGCAACACAACATGGCTAAGGAACGCGATAGAAGCCTCTCAGCGCTGTTTGTTAAGCAAACCCAACTGTACCTCCAGTGGCTCGACGAAATGCGCACAGGGAGCGTTTATGGGCTTTTACAGCGATTTGGGGAGTATGATATATTAGTGATAGATGATCTAGGTGTGAAAATGCCGACCGAAGGATGGAGAGAATGGGTAACCAGCCTCATAGATCACAGAGTCGATTGGAAAAAAAGGACAATCATAACAACAAACTGCAATGGGGATGCAATTCAAGATTACTACGGGGAAGCCATGCTATCTAGATTACTCATGGGCACACAATTGAAGCTTGAAGGAAAGGATCGAAGGCTACAATAATTATCAGACACAGAATACTATCCTACCGCATAGACCCGCCAACCGCCAAGTTACAAGTTAGGTGGTTTTTTTGCTTTTCTAGAGATTGATTATCTGCGAATATGCCAAGTTAAGAGAAATCTTAAAAATTGGCAGGCGCCTAACATGCAAGAGCAAGAGTGGATCTATCTGAAAGACGAAAAACCACCTCAAGGTGTATGGGTGCGATGCAGAGGATGGCACGAGCTCACAGCAAGACATGACTCTGAAAGCGACTCATGGGAGCAAGATGAGGACGCCCCACAATACGGCAGACTAGTTCAGTGGAGATTAGTCACAAGAGAAGAAATAAGCCAACAAAAGTCAGTGTGCGACGATGAGTGAGTATTATTTAATCTGCGACTCATGCGCAAAAGCTAACGGGGGGCAATGGCCGCCGGGACAAGAAGGGACGTTCCACCGCGGACAGTGTGACGCATGCAAATGTATTCGCAACGTCACAGAACCACGCGACTACTGTCTCAATACAGATCTGACTAGACGAGAAAAGCCAAGCTTGTATGATATTTATTTAGCTGAACAACAAGCCAAGGAGCAAAAGCGAAATGCCGTTAGCAAAAGGATCGTCGAAAAAGACGATTAGCAAAAATATCTCGAAGCTGATCAAAAAAGAGAATAAAAAACCCAAACAGGCGGTTGCAATAGCACTTTCGAAAGCCGGTGTTGCTAAAAAATCAGGTAAGAACTACAACAAAAAATAGCAGTTGGTTTCCCGCCTTTGCTCCGAAAAAAAAAGCTCCTCCGAAAGAGTCTCTTTCCCCGGGTCCCCTTAACCCCGGGGTTTTTTTGTGTCCAAAATCAAATAATGGTAAAAAGGCATAAGAAAGGCGTAAAGAAGGCGTAAAGAAGGCGTAAAAATACAAATCGTCAATATTACTTGAACATGCAAAACAGACTTTTAGCAAGGTAAACATGGCTGCAAGACACATACCACAAACGATCGAAAGCAGAGAAGGGTTAGACCGTATCATTGAAGTTCTAAGAGAAACGTACGGCAAGGTCTCACACGCTGCAAAGAAATTGGGCGTCTCCGAATATGGAATGTATCAAGTGATTGATAGAAACCCGCATATCAAAGATATCATCGAAGATGCTAGAAGGATCGGACGAGAGGGAGAGATCGATGACCGAGAATTGTACATCAAAGAATTCTCCGAGCGTTACGAAGGCGATGCGACCAACGGACTAAAAGCCGCAATCTATTTTCTAAATACACATGGCGGCTCAAGGGGATGGGGTAAAGACACTCCCGAACTCAGCGAAGAAGTTGCTAAACTCAGAGAAGTTGTTCAAAATAAAGTTGGTTCACCTCCAAAACCCGTGGTAGAATAACAAAAGCTTTACTACGCAATCGAGCATCGTTACACTGCGGAAAAAGGAGTTTTATTATGTCTAGTTTGATGGATTTCTTGTTCGGGGAAAAGGCAAAAACAGAGCGAATTTCTACGCTGAGTCCCCAGCAACAGCAGTTTCAGAGTCAAATATTTCAGCTTCTCGGTATGGGCGAGGGAGGAGAAGGCGCAGCACCGCTTGATTTCCTAAAATCGTTATTGGATCCCGAATCGGAAGCTCTGGGTGGCATAGGTGATGTGAAACGAAGACAATTCGAGACACGAACTGTTCCAGGGATAGCGGAGAGATTTGCTGGTGGAGGTGCACTAGCTAGCTCTGGATTCGGGCAAGCTTTAGGTGCCGGGGCAGCTGACCTCGAGGCTCAATTAGCACAGTTGGGGTCAGAGCGCCAAATGGGTGCACTCCAGCAAATTCTCAAGCTTCTTTCAGGCGCAGCACAAACACCCGAGTTTGCTGTTCAACAAACCCCTGCAAGTCCCGGGTTTATACCACAGCTCGCTGGATCTGCCTTAAGAAAATTTTTCGAATAGGGATATAAAATGCCACAAGTTCAATTCGTACGAGGCGCGCCATCAAAAGGTGCTCAAATTGCCAACATACTAGGTGAGTCGCTAGGAGAGGGTATAGGCTCAGCTATGGGTGATTTCTTTGCTAACAGGGCGTTAGAAGGCGTCCTAGATGATCCAGAGCTAAAAGACAAACCGCTGAGTGAACGTTTTGGCGCAATGGAACGCGCTCTAGCTAAACATGGAGAGCGCGGGCAGCGGTTGTTAACCAGAAGACTCGGAGTAGAACAACAGGCTGAGCAAGAAAGAGTCGCTGAGCAACAAAGATTGGCCGAGGAACAACAAAGATTGGCCGAGGAAGAAGAAGCCGCGCGCATTGAAACAGCAAGAGCAAAATTTGGACTTCCGGAATACTTTAAAGATCTTCCAAAAGCAGAACAACAAGCTTTTTTAAAAGAACGTGCAGAAACACAAAAGATTGAAAGAAAAGAAGCTGAAGATCAAGCCGGAAGAGATGCGGCTTTAGGCGTAGTTGCTAGAATGCGGGACATAAGAGCGAATGGAAATCTAGGAATAGGAAGTGGGGCTCTAGCACTTGGCAATCCTGCTGCTAGAAGAGAGCGCGGCGAATATCAACAGCTAGGAAAATCCCTAATCTCATTTGCCACCAACATCCCAATCCGTAACAGAATTGAATTTGAAACTTTAGCGGAACAGTTATTTGATCCAAATCTTACAGACGCTACAGCTGAAGGTCTGTTAGATGCTATGGAAAGAATTATCACAAGAGGAGAGCAGGTCGGGCAGGCGGCAACTCCTACAATCCCTCCATCAAAGCAACCCAGACAAAGCTTAGAAGAGATTTTTGGATGAATGTACAAGATCAGTTCGCTGCTGCAAAACAACAGGGCTATAGTGATGAAGAAATTTTTTCCTTTTTAGAATCTCGCCCTCAATTCCAGGAAAAAATCTTTCAAGCAAGACAAGCTGGTTATTCCGATCAGGATATTTTAACCCATATGTCAGGTAAACCTGCGCTAGAGCCCCAAATGCCAGCACAACAAGAACCTGGTACATTAGAGCAAATTGGAAGAGTAGGTGCGCAGTATGCTTTAGGTGCAGCGGAGATCGCAGCAATGCCTTATGATATTGCTGTTGCACCCCTGGCAAGCGAGCAGGCGCAATTATCAGCATTTAGACAAAATTTGAGTGCTGATCTTGAACGTTTGATGGAACAAAAGGCAGCTGGTATCTGGGATGACCAAGATCAAGCTCTCTTCGACAATATTGTCGATCAAATTAAAAATCCCAGAAAATCAGAGCAATACGTACAGACAGCAGATATCGGCATTCAAGGTCTTTTTGAAAAAGCGCTTAATCTCGACATGAAACCAGAAGGGTTTTTAGAAAAAGGCGCCAGATGGACGGGGTGGATCAAGAATCCAAAAAATTTATCCGATCTTGCTAAAGCCGGTATGAGTAAAAGCCAATTAGCTAAAGCTGTGATGCCTACTGCTCCAGAGGCGTTTAGGGGAGCTGCTGCGGGCGCTGCTTTACAAATGGCGGAGGATGGGGACCTTGGCCCTATTGGAACGTTGGCAGCAGCAGTAGCAGCGGATGCAACAGCGATAGGTACAACTCAGGCCGTAAAGGCTGGCACCAGGTTTTTAGCAGCTCCTAAGAAGGAAGCAGCCAAGGCTGTGGCAGCAACATTTGCTAAAGGAGAGCAAGCCGAGCTAAAAAAACAGATTATTGAAGATTTCAGGAAATCAGGTATTCAAGCTGATCTGGGAACAATCACAGACAGTAATCTGGTACGTATGATTCAAACAAAATTAGGGCAATCTGGTCTTACCGGTAAGCCACTGGAGCAGTTGCGCCGAAATATTACTGAAGAAGTACTTGCAGAGTACAAAGGGTTGGCAGATGGGCTGGGTGAAGCGAAATATCTCAACAATTTCGAAGCGGGCCAAGCTGCTCAAGAAACAGTTACCCAGTTACGTAATAAAGATTTGCAAGACGTTCGCACCATTTATCAAAACGCAGATCAAGCTTTAGGTAAAGATGCTCGTGTATTCACTGACAAGCTAGTAAATAATTTAAATGATCTAATCAACAAAGTGAGTCCAGGGGCAATCAAATCAGGAGAACAGAAAGCGGTTTTAGACGCTGCTCAAAAATTGAAATCAGATTTGTTAAGAACACATCCAGAAGGACGTACTGGTGCAGTCAAAGATCTCATCAATAATAAAATAGCACTCAATGACATAATAAATTATGAAGTTCAAGGAGGGGCTAAGAACTTACTCAAAGGAGTCGTGGGTGATCTTGATCGAGCAATCATTTCCCATGGTTCGCAAAATCCTAAGTTCGGAAGACTCTACGTCAATGCCCAACAACGTTTTGCAACCCACGCAAAAACCTATCGCACTCGTAATATAGATCAAATCCTAAGAGCTCAAGATCCCGCTCAGGCTATGGCCAAAATGAATAATATCCAGGGAATTAGAGATCTAGAAAAAGCATTGTCTGTTACTGGCGAGGGTAAACAATTATTTAATGATCTCAAACGATATAAATTAGATCAAATCGTTGGCAACAGCATGGTAGATAGTACTACCAAGCAGTTAAAGTTTGGTACGTTTAGCAAAATACTAGAAAAAGGTAAAAACGCCGAGATCGTGAAAGAATTGCTCGGTAAAAAAGATTTTCAAAGACTTCAGCGTTTGCAAAAAAATTCTGGTAAGCTAGCAGAGTCGATCAACAAGTTTCTCAATACCAGTCAATCAGCCACGACAGCAATCGATGCCGCAGCGCTTCTCAAATTAGTCAAGGATACAGGCCATTTATTATCAGGTAATCCATGGCCCTTAGTGAAAAGCGGTTCGATGGCAGTAGCGACAAATCACCTTTCCAAAGTGTTAGCTGATCCAGAATTTTTAAAATTAGTGGAGGAAGCGATACTGCATTCTACAGCAGGCAATACCAAGCGTGCTAATCTAGCTATCGAAAAGTTGCTTCCTTATGCCAAACTCGGTCGTGATAAGATGGTCGAGCCGTCTACTTGACAATATATGCTTCGGAAATGTCGTAAAAATCGGATCTGTTAATCGTAAACGATCCTGTTGCTGGGGCCCACGGATCAATATGATCAATATGTACTCTAGCCACTTCAAAATTATCGTAATCTAACAAAACAACGTGCACATTATCTAGAGATTCGTAAGGGTAATCCTGTAAACCAACTGTTTTAGATTTACATATTTTAAATTTTATCGTTTTCTCATTCAAAGTGTTATTTATAGTTTTCATGTGGAAATAATAAAATCCACGGTAATCACCCCATAACAGTAATCCATCTTGTTCCCAACTTCGAAACAACGGTTCGTCCCATCCGCTTTCTGAATAGGGTGTTGTACTGGCGTTATATTGAGTTTTGATTATGTCATAACACACACTTGCTGCATTTACAGCTAAAGCAATTAAAATTAATCTTACGAACCAAATGCAAAGGTGTTTAAAATTGTGTTTTATACAAGTAGCGTCCATGCTATTTAGTCTCCTTTGACGTTATTATTTGAGATATTTGATGATTGGTTTAGCTTAGCAACATCCAAATGCCAAACTCGGTCGTGATGAGATGGTCGAGCCGTCTACCTAATTACATGCAATTAGTGACCAAAATCATCGAACCAATTAAAACTGTCATTATACACACAATAAAAGTAAATACTGAATCATCAAAGTGAGTAGAAACAAGTGTTTTCAGGTGATTGTAGTTGCTGCACATAATCTTTGATAAATTATGTGCAAATGAAATAGCAATCGAAGCCAAAAAAAATATAAAAATACTGATAAACAGTCCAAATTGGTGAATCGAACAGCAAAACCCAATAAATATCAATAAACCGCTTGTACCTACTTCTTCCCAATCAATGGTTTGGCATATCCACCATATAAATATCAGGCAAAAAAGTCCCTCAAACGTCAGTGGTCCTGTCAGCATAATTATTAACCTCCTTGTCTAAATTGATTTCCATAACCCATCGGTTTCCTAACCGATTCTTGGTGTTCTTCACAGCCTTCCAATCGCCGTGGAACAATGTCTCAAGCCTTTTAGCGTGATCTTCCTTGAGACTTCCGTTATCACGCAAAAAGCACCAAAAAGCAGGGTATGCCATTCCTATTTGCTGGGCTACCCACCGCATTCGGTATCCTTTGGCCTGTATGTAAGTCTTAAGGTTCATGGACATATGATAACATACGCATGATTAACATTCAACAAAAATCAAAAAGTGAGCAAGGTTAATTCTTGACAAATTCCAATGTAACATAGCACTGAGACAAAGGTGCGGCTGTTGCACCAAGCGTTACCACGATATCTGTAGCAGTGGCGTGAAGCTGCACAGTATCCCCAACTGCACTAGCATCCGCATATGGAAGTGGAAGGAAGCGACCACCTGTATCGGTAGCAGTTCCGAACAAGAGAGTCGGCGTGTTGATATTAGTAAGGCCATGAGCAAATGTATTCGTGGAACCAGTAGCAAGATTCACACCACCATTTTCATTCACAACGTCCATCGTGAAACGATATACATTTCTGAATGTCTGAGGATCATTGACGGTGAAATAACGCTTAAAACTGCCAAGTTCTTGTAAAGCATACAAAGCCGAGGGCTTTGAGTTGACGGAACTAGCAACCCGAGTCGTATATCCATCAAGAAAGTTCCCCAGTTGCTCAGGTTGACTCGGGATAATTTCTGTAACAGGAAGTTGATTGACTAAAAGAGCTTGGTCATTGCTGTTCATTAAAACACCATCTTACCGCCAGGGCGGAAAAACAGAGACATGGAGTTCAGTACAAAATCACTGTTCTGAGTATCCAAATCATTCATTTGAGTGTCGTTCCACGTCAATTGAATGGTGACAAATTGACCCGTAGTAGAGGCATAGAATGCGTGAGCTGCAAAGTCACTCTGAGGGGCATCAAACCCAGCTGTTACACTTGTTTCAACAACGTTCTGCGTTAGATCAATGTTGCCTTGCATTGAATCACTAACATCTGAAAATGTATTTACAGCAACAGCACCAGCCTCAGTCGTATCAAAAATAAATGAACCTTTAACAAATTTAACTTGTCTAGCGACGTTTTGAAACGGATTAAAATCTTTAGTAACTATATTTAAAACAGGGAACAATCTCAGAGTACCGCCTCCGACATAGGTGCCTGTCCCATTAGCTGGAATATAAGAAAAATTATTAACATATGCATTTGGCGTAACGGTGGTATCCCATTCGAATAATTCCAGTGTGTCATCGTCAATCCGATGAACTTGGAAGAATCGTGTATTTAAATCAGTAGTTTCTGTGAGTCCGGTAGCGGTATCCACAAAATTCATATTTTCTAAGTACACAATTTCATCATCTTCAAGATTGTGATCCACAACGGTAAGTCTTGGAGGTGTAACCGACCTATCAATAGCAGTCACGCTTAACGAGCGCTCGTCAGGAGTGACTTGATTGTATTTGTGTACAAACCCTTCCTGATTGCCACATACCACAAAGGGAAAGAGAGATTGAGTATCAAAGTCATCCCATAAAGTCAGATCATCATCCCAGTATGTCGTCAAAGAATCCCACGAAACAGCGTTCGAATCCTGAAATAGACCAAAAAACGTCACGTTATCTCGGAAAACAGACCAGTTGTTTTCATTGTAATTAAAGACGAGGACACGATTTGGGAATGTCCTAGTAAATTGGCCATCTCCGTAGCACCAGTAAATCAATTCCTTCTGGAATTCTCTAGCTCCAATCACTCTGTCGTGACCGGAATTGGTATTCATGATGCTGAAGACTAAGTTCTTAATCTTTTCATCAATCCTGTCGACAGAGGTAGATGTTGAGCCAATAATTGCTTTATCACCAACAGCTAAAACACCCTGTTCAAGCTGAATAGGACTAAATGTGGATTCACATCCAAGGTCACTGTCAATCCGTTCCCAAAGAAAAGGAATACCAAATTCACCGACATAGCGTAACTGCCAAGTAGAACGTTCAAAAAATACAATGAGTGTGCTTTTAAAAAATCTTGCGGAGACAATCGCTTCATTGATCGGAGCATCGATAAAACCACCTTTACCAAATTCATCTCGATACCAAGCATCTGTAGCTAAGGGATCGCCGATCTGGCTAAAGGTGCATCGATTGAATATGTTAACCGCGGATGCAGCACCATCTGCTGTAGCGCCTTCATACACATTCAAGGCAATCAGCCGCCCATAATACGGAAGAAGTATTTTAGCCTGGAATAAAGATTGAGGGGTTCCTGTCGTAGTGATAGCAGGAACAAAATCAGCCCATGTGGTGCCATTATAGTAACGCATGGGGTTAGAGGCATCAGAAATGAAATTCGTTGCAAAAAACAGCTTATCTTGAGGGTTAATCCCTCTCCAATTGACACCCCAGAAGAAATCACTTGTTCCTGAGGTTGTCCATGTGGTTGCTGCGGTACTTGCCAGCTCTTGAAATTTTTGATCAGTGGTGTTGTACGAATATGCGTAGGTATTATCAAAAAATATGGTCTGCTCATCGTTAATCGCTGTCAATTCTCTTTGATAGATACCCATTACTGGAAGAGACGGGAAATAAGCAAAATCTACGGTAACTGCGGAAGCTCCAGCGTACGCAGAGAAGGCAACAGAAACATCACCGGTGACGTAGTTAATATAGGATCCTGTAACGGTACCACTTCCTGCACCAGTAATGGTAAATGTTCCGTCGCTAGCATCGGTAAAAACATTATTTTCAGGGCCAGCTACAGTAACAACAACGGATCCTACTTCTAGCTCAGCATTGGTTTCTGTGATTCCAAGGACAGTGAAAATATTAAAGACTGTGGTGGCACCTGTGGTATTCCCCAAAGCTTCAGCTGTAAAAGCTCTGCGCAAACGGCCAAGAAATTGTAAACCAGCCCGTCTTCTCACCTGCCCATCTTCGATATATGCGTTGTTCAGGGTTTGAAAGGCATCTTCAGCAATAACGTTAGGCTTAATATTTCTTTGTAGACCTGTCTGGAAGCCCGGAACGTGAATAGGGTGCATTAAAGTGCTCCAATATTGATGTTCACCTCAGGGTAATCCATTATTTACCTACAACCATGAAACAAATAAAACCACCTACGTTGCCATTTATCCCTAAACGTATTTCACTTTTGGTAAACGACAATACCCCCACGGAACGAGTTCTATCAGTAGGTGTTGCAACACATGAATATGTGGCTGAATCAAAATCAGAAAGACCCAAAGAAGCATAGGTATATGTTTGTGATCCTGGAGTTGTAATCTCAACTAAGCCCCATTTTATGCCCATGCCACCAGGCAAAAATGTTTCACCGGGATCTGAAGCAATTGGATCAGACTTTGTTAGTTGTATCTCTGTTCCATCAGATTCTTGCCGATAGAACAGCGTAGGTCTGCCATTTGTATCTTTTGTATAAAGAGCAGCTTCATCTGCGGCTGTCGTGGGAGCTGCTCCCTCAGGCATGGTTACTTTAGCATGTTTTCCCTGACCTAAATCATTGAAATCAACATGATCGACATTGAAAGCCGATTCTATCTGAACAAAATTTTCTAATATTGGAGCTCTAGTGGACCCTAACGAGGAACCAGAGGCGGGAACAGTAGAATCGTAAGCCAAAACATTACTCCTTATTCACCAGTAAAATTTAAGTATTGAGCGCCGCCAGTATTAGCAGTCTGCGAAGCAAAGATGGTAGGAGCTCTTTGGGAGCCCAATTGCGCATAGGTCCTTGATTCAGCGACGTGGTATCGTTCGGCCATCATTTCATTCATTAAAGCAATTCCGTCGTCATCTGATCGATCTTGGAAGATCTTTTTCGATGCTCCAGCGGCGATTAACTCCCACCATTCGTTGAGTTCAGGGGTGCCAGCTCCAGCAGCGGTGTCGGCTAGAACCTGCGAAGGTTGGCGAGTGACTGCCACTTCTACGATGTATCCTTTATCAGGAGGTGGCCATAGTGTCAGCTCGTTTTGGTGATATAGCATCGCAAAAGGTCTGGTAAGAGAATGCGACATATATTGCACTTCAATATTCTCACCACTTGGGACGGCATTAGAAAAGGTAACATTGATAACACCAGTAGAGTAGTCGATATCACCGGTTCCATCACCGGCAAACGTGCCGGAGGTTCCAGCTCCCCCAGTATGAATATCAGTTACGTTCTGCGTGGAACCAAAAGATGTGTTAGCGGTGATATTGAAATTTTGCACTCTAGCTGTAGGATATCCTGTTACCGTAGGGTCGTTATTGACGCTGGGAACAACAGGTGTGCTCGTTAACGTACCTGTAAACGGTCCAGTGGTCCCGTCGCCGGTAGCGATTACTTGTGTGAATTGATCTGATGGTGCCCATGAGTAAAATTCCTGAATATTATAATACAAAGGAATCTCTCGTTTAGATAAATACACGGGAGGTTCAACAGTGATTACCCGATCAACCATACCATTTGGATAATCAGCAGGCTGAAACTGACTACCAGAAAGGCTGTAGGTGTTGATGCCACGGATTGTATTGAACGTGAGAGTATCTGCTAGCTGAAGGCTTCTAAATTCCGCAGGTAAATCATAAAGATAGAAGCTATCGATATAGTCATCTATCCGTGCATCTGTAAGGATATTGGCATTGGATGATCCTGTAAGACGCCTAATTTTGGTACGGATATCAGCAAGTGTTGCAATAGTCACGACGGCCTCTTGTCAAAAGTGCAATCCAAATTAGGTCTAGTTATATCAGATACTTCAATAAACCCGGAAGCAATTGGTAAACATGCTGCATCGGCTTGAGACGTAGAGACTGGTACGGAAAATGCATCCCATGAAGATGTATCGATATCAACTGTGACTGAAGTGGTATCCGGAACAGTCAATACCTGGCCTTGCAACTGATTTATCTGAAACATTCCGAAGTCACTAGGCACTCGGAAGCTGAGTATTTGTCCAACTACATACCCGTGAGCCACAGAGAAGGTCACTGTGGGCCTAATAGCATTAGTTAATGCTGTGATAAGCCTACGATGCGGATAGTAGTTAGCGGCCATTAAATCGCGTCCATGGGTGTGAATCTGATACGAGATTGGAACTCGTAGCTTTTCAGATCGTTGCTATCAGCATGCAAATTGATCTTTCTAACTTTTTTTCGTGTGTTGTTTAGTCGCTTAACAAGACCCATCGGAAGCTCGCAGATTTCTCCGTGAGTAAGACGATATACGCGAATAGGTTCCCCAGGGAACACTCTTTCAGTAAAATCCAACCATCCACCTTGAGCGTCAATGAATTCAAACATGCCTTTGCATGGTTTTTCATATTCTTTACGGGCTTTTTTAATTAGATCAGCACATGTTGCGGCATCTGCCTTTTTAAATCTCTTGGTAGTAACTTCTTTTACTCTCATGACGATATCCTTTTATTTTTATTTAAGGGTGATTCCCCGAAGAGAACCACCCAAACACACTACAAATTACAGTGCTTCATGGTCAGCAAACTTGTAAGCCACCCAATCATAAACTGCGCTTGTGCTTGTGATCACATTGCTACCCATACGGATAAGCCATTGATCACGATTGTCGTATGCAGCATCTACAGACACTCCAGGAGGGTTACCACTAGGGGTAGGTCCTGCACCAGCTGGAACAACGATTGCATTATCCAGAGCAGCAGCAAAAGCAGCTGATGTTGGGAATGCAAAGGCTGTGAAGCCAGAGGAGTCAATGTCAAGAGTTGCTGTATAATTGCCGACAGATTGCACGATTCCAGATACGTTGTTGATTTCTGACATGCCGAATTCACTTGGAACGCGGAATGAAAGTTTCTCGCCAACAGAGAAATCGTGAGCTACAGAGCAGCTAACAACAGCTTGTGCAGCTTGGGTAATGCCAGCATTACCGGCAAGAGGTACGATATAACGCCAACGAGGGAACATTCTCCCTTTGTACTTCAATCGTACGTTACCAGCAGTTGCAGCAGCAGCAAAGCCTGAAGCATCAAGGTTAAGTGTGATGGAAGTGTTAGCAACAACAGCTGTTACCTCAAATTCCATTCCACTAACCTGTAGCATTCCAGTTGTATCGCTCAGATGCACGATATCACCAACTTCAATACTTCCTGTGTCAGCCATGGTCACAACTGCTGGATTAGCAGCGGTGATCGCTGTAGTTGCCAGTTCTGCAAATGTTGGGGGATTAGCCGTATTGTAGATTCTAAATCCGCCAGACGTCACAGCCTCAGAGGATAAAATACCTGTTGTTACAGCTTGGTCTAGAGTCTGGGCAGCGTTTTGAGCCATGCCCAAACGCCATGATGATTCTACAGATGTTTCTGCAGCATCATCACCCCATGCTGTGCGGTTTCTAACCATCACAAGATCAGGTCTATCTGAAACCTGAACTTCTTGACGAGCTACAGATGCATCAGAGGTAAATGACCCACCTGCTATCAATTGATATGGTAACATGTCAGCCCTCCTTAAACGCCGCTAGAGCGTAGGTTTTGCATCCAAAGGTCATTTGTAATGCACTGTCCTTGATAGAAAGAAGCAGCTGCAGTGTGCCGTAGCATTGCAGGATCTTCTCCATACCCTGGAGGTCGGTAAATAAATTTAGCCTTTCCTCCAGCTTGCCAAACGACTTTATAAGCTTCTTTAGCAGCAATGAAGCAGTTAGCCACGTCATTACCAAGAAGTGAAGCGTTTGCGCTGACAGATCCTTGACTAGAGACAAAGAAACGAACGTTATTCACGCCGCCCCATTCGCTAGATAGGGTCTTATCAATGTTTGGATACTGGAATTTACGGACAAATCCAGTCATATCGTTGAGTACAGGGATCATCTTAGTGGAGCACATGCAACCATAAGAATCACCTATTGGACTTGTTCCAATGCGGTCTTCACCACCGATCATGTTGGTGATGTACTCACCATCATTGTCTTGAAGTACCTGCACGATTCCGTCTACGTCTGAAACTGCCATTTCAGTCGGCACGTCACCATTTGCACCACCAACACAGTTAACGAAAGAAGCTGTTGCTTCTAGGTTATCGCGTTGTAGCACGTCTTGTGTTTCTCTAAGTGCTTGTCCAAGACGAGCAGCTGCAGAGTTCAAGACGGGATCTTCGTTAGTGATTGTCACCTGTTTGGTTAGTACGAGATATGTCGCATATACACGCACTCGACAGTCGACATCCACTCTTGATAGGTCTTGGGATGGTGGATTAAGCATCGCATCATCCAAAGGCACTTCAAAGGTGTCTAAGCGATCATAGCGACTCTGTCGGTCAATGAAACCCATATTATCTGGTAGTTCTACAGGAACAGCAAATAAGTTATGGATTAGATTTCGCTCTGGAGTCGAAAGAAGCTTAGCATTGTAACGTTGCTGAATCTGCGGAGGCAGAGTAGCAATACTGTTAACAGCCATATATCAACCTTAGTTAATATCCGGATCCAACCTGGGCGGCAGCGTGCATCATCTCGGCATATATGGCTTTATTTTCAGCTTCGGTTACTTTGTATGCTTGTGCTAAGGGCCGTTTATCATAAACTTGTGGAGACTGTACCGTTTTGGCATTCTCTTTTAGCTTATTATCCACCTCTCTGCCTCGTCGCATATTTCCGACTTTGTCAGCTAACCCAGAAGCTTTAATAAATTTATATGTCTGCAGACCTACTTTGTACGGGTCCTTTAACTCAGCTATCGTTTCGGCAATTTCCGGATCTTCTTGTTCCAGCAAATCTAGTGTATCCAGATTCACCACGTCCTCGAAATCGGGATATTTCTCTTGAATGCGCTGCTTCCATCGGGATTGCTCTCTTTTGTGAAGTTCGCTTTCGACCTCTTTGCGTGCTTCGTCACGAATTTTTTTCGCCTCGCGCTGCACAAGCTTAGAAATCTGTCCTTTTGGTATGAAGTCCTCATCACCAACGGTATCGAGCTCGTCTACCGTTTCGGGTTCTTTGACTTGTGGTTTGGCCACAGCCTTAATGAGTTCTTCAATTTGCTCATCGCGTTTCTTAAGTTCCCTTTCGAGTAG